CACCCGGCAGCGTCCACTCGCCCACCATCATATCGGGCCACTCACGGTAAATAAATTTGCGGCCTAAGCTATCAACGCGCAGCCAGAGCATAAACCAATTTCTGGCGCCGGCGGGGTCGACCACCATGTAGTTGGTCACGTCGCTAGTCGGAACCTTGTCAGGAGAAATTACATTGGCCTCGGAGAACTTTGGGAACTGTGAACCTGTCAGCGAGTCCGCCCATCCGTAGGCGCGGATCTTTAGCTCGTAGTCGCCGCGGCCATCCAGCGTGCGCTTCATCACATTCCAGTCCGAGTAAGGATTGAGGTCAGAGTGAAACCAGCAGATGCCAGAGTGGCGACCGTGCGCCTTCGCGGTGTAAGGCATTGCGCCCTTGGGCAGGCCCGGCACGTTGATCTTGTTCGGCAGCAGCTCGGCCTTCCTGGCCTTAAGGAATTTGCACCCCGAGACGTACTCCTTGACGACAGGAGTGAACCCTGTGACCGGCGTGAACGTCACGATCAGCAGACCGTTGCGTGTTACCAGCCGGTAGCGCAGCGTCTCGATCCAGTCCAGCGGCACCAACTCATCGCACCAGATCATGTCGCACTCGCCGCCCTCGATCACGCGCTTGTCCTGCGCATAGTTCATAAAGAACGCCTGCGACTTATTGGGCAGCACAAAAGAATTCTCCGAGAACCCATTCTTCTGGGTGTAGGCCACGTTGGTGATCTTTGTCTTACGGGCAGCCTTATACTCAGGCGGTAAATATTTCCATATTATAGGTTGCTGCATCTGAATCGATGACTGGTTCGTAGTGTGCAGGCACCACACGCGGGACTCGGGCTTTGCGACCAGCAAATTAACGGCACGCTTCGCCGCCCACTCGGTCTTGCCGGCTCGGTTTCCGCCCATAATCAGCACGTCGCGGTACTTGGTCAGCAGCTCGTCCGCCACCTTCCAGTGCGACGGCTCGTACCCGTGACGGTACGGATCTTGTTTCTCGGCCACGATCTTGTCCTCACGCAACTGCAACCTGAGTGCCGTCTCCTCCGCACCATGCTCCGCCACCATGCGCTTGATGTCTTCCAGCGTGGGGCTGGGCATCACCGGGTGCGGTGTCGGGACATAGCCCAGTAGCTTGCTGTCGTTATCAATCATTTCTTTGCCTTCCTGCGAGCCTTGCGGCGGTGGGACTGCGCAGATGCGACCGGCTCAATTCCGATGCTCGCGTGGTAAGCCTCAACGTCACCCTCTGGCCAGCCCAGCTTACCGCTCGGCATCCACTCGTTGATGTACGCCTCCTTCTCGGCCTCAAAGACCGAATTAAACTTGAGCAGCTCCTCAAGGTTCATCTTGGGCTTATTGATCTGCACCGCCTTGACGGCCAAATCGACCGCGTAGTTATCCAAGCACTCGGCAAGGTAGCCCAGCGGCTTTGACACAAATAAAATAATTCTAGCCCAAATAAACATTAGCTGTGATTTCATGGTATAAATATTTCGCGGTGGTCGGTGGCCTCTAGGCAGGTATCAAACTTGAAGACCGAGTAGGGGATGCCCTCCTGATCCGACATCTCGATGGCGTCCTCACGCGCATCCTCAAAGCTGTTGTAGTGGCGGAGGCGTCCACCCACAAAGTGAAAGCTCACGTCATCGTCGGCGTGCAGCGTGTCAGGCTCTGGCTTGAGTTGGGTTGGCAGGATGATGTAGATCATGACGGTGTAGTTAATCTGTTTTATCGACTGAGCTAAAGAATGGCCGCTCCCTCGTAAGTTCGCACTCGTAGTGATCGTTCGTGGACCTATCCTGCCAGACCACCTGATAGAACATCGAGTTGCCGGGACGGTAGATTATGCCAATCACGACGCCGGGGCTTTCCTCGGTGCGGTGAAAGATCAGGTCACCCAGCGCAAACTTTGGGATGTCGGCCTGCATCAGTCGTACATGGAGCGCATATCCTTGGAGTACTTAATTTTCTCCTTAACGTACTTGGTCTTCGCGCTGCCCTTCAGACCAATCGTCTTCTCGTACCGAGCCTCGTCACGTTCGTGAGCCATCGACTCGGCCATCTTGCTGGGTGGTTTTTCTCTATAATTATTGTAGTTATCTTTCATGTTTGGTAACGGTTAATCTAAATTGTTCGGACGCACGCCACTCCTGGCCCACTCGTAGCAGAGCAAATATCCGTGCGCGTCGATTATGTTGTCGGGCTTCGCCGTGTGGACCTCTCGGCACAGCTTCAGACCCACCATCATCAGGATGGCTTCCTGCGCAGTAATGTCCCGCTTCAGTGCCGGCGCCAGCAGGCCAGACCATACCTTCGCCACCTTCGTGTAGTCATCCACCGGATCTCCGTAGGTCGCGTTGCGATCACCCAGAACTAACTGCGATGCTGTGGTTGCGTGATTCATAGGATTACCAACGCCCAGGCGCCCGAGGTTGCCGCGCAGAGACCAAGATGTGCTCGTAGGTCCGCACCGGTATCACCATGCCAATCGCGAAGCCCACCGCATTCTTTACGCGACAGATCACCTCGCGATCATTCCAGCGCACCCTGATCGCCTTGCGGTTCGCGAACGCATTCCCAATCACCACCGCCTCCTCCTCCGTCCACCAGCCCGGACGGCCCTTCGTGAGGATCAGCCCGTTCGCTGAGATCTTGGGAATCATGCCGTTCGCCAGCCACTTCTGCACCACCGGAGCCTCCTTGGGAATCTCAGTGCTGATCAGCTTCTCCATCTTTGTCAGCCCAGCCTCCGTGTAGCACACCGCCTTCGGCCTCGCGCTGTAGAACCAGTCCCAGCCCTGTATCAAATTATCTTGGCGCATCTTCGTGACCACCGGACGCGGCAAGCCAATCTTCACGCACAGTTCAATTTCTCTGATTACACTTTTAGGTTCGCTCATGTTTCAATTGGGTTTTGTTCTTCGTCTTCTTCTTCTGTTTCTGGTCCACGCATTGTAGTGGTTTTTAGATGGAGCCTTCGACAGGACTCGAACCTGTGACCGCCTGTTTACAAAACAGGTGCTCTACCAACTGAGCTAAGAAGGCGCTTTTATAAAAAAATTTCTGTTGAGTGAATGCGTCGCGTTGCGCTCGCCGCCGGCTGCTGGGACTCCCCCCCCCCGGCTGACCAGCTTGAAATTTCAGCAAAGCCGGTGAATGATCAGGGAAAAGCCACCGACGCACAATACCTATTATGTCTAATGTTCTACGCAACATCGATGATATCCTCCTGCTTTGTAACAACTTGTAATGGTTTTACGCTTATCATGCGGGAAATGGCGTCCGCGTCGACCTTCAGCCTGTGCTCGACCACCTGGACCGTGGTTTCTCCTAGCATCGCCGATTGTTTGTCGAGGATTATCCCCAAAGCAACGGAAATCCCCGCCAGTAAACTTGGCTTAACATCCGCACCCTCAAGAGCATCCAGACCTTGCTCGATAGTTGAGGCGGCCTTGTTGGCGATGCGTTGGAGGTTGGCTGCCATGTGGCCGCGGAAGAGTGCAGGCTCGCGTTCGAGTAGCTGATCCCGGACGATCTGTACGGTAGACTTGCTTGAGCTGGTATCGTAAGCGATGCGAGCGATTGGAATCTGCTTACGGATGAGATCCTCGATAAGCGTACGCTTTTCCGTACTGATTTGCGTTGCGGTATACTTGCCCAGATCTGCGCCACGCGCCAGCTTCTGGGTGACGGTGGTCAGCTCAGGGGAGGTTGTGGTAACTTGTGCCGTGATCTCCAATGGTCTGCTTATACCAGAGCGTAGTTTTTGGCGCAAGTGGTTTGATATTGACGTGAGGTGTCAGACGCAATTTAGTGTCTGCGATGAAACACATGATTCGAGAGTTGATAGTGCTGGGTATCGCGGTGGCCTGTGCCGTCGCTGTTGGATTTTTATTTGGGATTAGAAATATGCAGAACGAGGCAGTTAAGGTGGGCCACGCTCATTGGACCCTGACCGAAAACCTGCGCGTGCAATTTGTCTGGGGGGCGAAGCCATGAGCGACACACCACGGACAGATGCTTTAGAAAAGGTTGACCGCGAACTGGCCGAGATGCGCACTCAACGTGACGCGGCGGTGGCAGCGCGGATTGAATTGGCGAAAGACAATCTAGCGTTGATCAAAGAATTGGAAAGTATTGGAACAACAACTTTGAATGGCGTGCCAAACATGACCATGCGCGATTATTTTGCGGGGCAGGCAATGAATGGAATTATAACAGAAAGTTTCGCACGCGACGCAAGCCTGTACGTTGCAGCTATGGCTTATGAAATAGCGGACGAAATGATTGTGGAACGCAACAGGGAGGCCGCCAAATGATGCCCGCACCTCGTAAGTATGCAAACCAGACCGTGCGTCAGGCGTATAAGATGGCGGTGGTTCAGGGTGTGATGCACACTGGTAATAAAATTGCGACCATGCGTGGTGTGCGTAAAATTCATAAGATCACTCTCCGTGAAATTGTTGCGGTTACGTCAAAGGTGGTGCGCGACTTTATGGCAGAGGACGCGGGAGTAAACCAATGAGCAAAAAGAAAAAAGTCAAAGATGGTGGCCCAGCATATCCATTTCGTGACGAGGAAGGAGGATTTGGTCAGATTACCGGCATGAGTGTGCGGCAAGCCTACAAGATGGCGATAGTGCAGGGTCTGTTGGCGCGTGAGAACGATTTCGGTTATGATATTGTTGGTCATGTGGCGAGGATCGCAGATCTCTTGATTGAAGAGGATGAGGAGGCCGCCAAATGATCGCGCTCGCATCCATAATTTTAGCTGGTGCGGTCATCGTTGGCGTGGCATGGGCCGCGCTGATCGTCATCTGGTACGGTAAACAGATCGATGACGACATCAACTCAGATGGCACCTAGAACGCCATCCTAAGCGATTTGCGGGGTTTTGACTTTCCGCGAGTACCACCAGCCCAATCTTCAACGGTTGGGCTTTTTTATGCACCCAAACTTCCGTGCCTTTTTATTTGTTTGATGGTGACCCCGTCGCCTAAAAGCGAGAGGGGGAACCTTACCCTCTCCTTTAGGAGAGGCAGCCCCCACACATAGCCCCCTAAATCACCCTATCGTCACCCTATCGTCATCCTTTTTTCTGGTTAACGTGACTTACCAAGGCATTGAAGTTCTCAACTATAATATCATTAGCAGATTGCAGACTCCTGCACTTCGCTAAGTTTTCCTTGCAGATCTTGCGCAGTTCCGCGATCTCGGAAGCCACCCTAGCCCTAAATTGGCCGTCATCTTCGGTTGGAATGTACTCGGCACCGGACCACTTCCGGGTGCGGCTGTTGAACACCAGGTGGCCCTTGTTTCTGAGGTAGTGAAAGGTGCGTGCGGTCTGCTCAATGGACTGGCCGGTGACCTCCGCAATGTGTGCTAGCACTTCGGATCGAATGAACACGCGGTCGTGTCCAAGCGGTGGCATGAACCTAAATTTGTCAGACTTCACTTGATTGGCCTCGCGGTGAACATTGCAGGTGGGGCGTACTCCCAGCAGATGCCGGTCGTGCTGTGCCTAAGCCGAGCAACGCTGGTCGGGTTGCCCATCGCGTCGATCATGCCGCTGCGCTTGCCGCGCTTGGTTAAGGTGAAGCTGTAGACCTGCTCGTCAGATTCGCGCTGTAGCACCGCAACCTCGCGTGACCAGTTCGTCAGGTCCGCTGAACCTGCGCCGGCGTAGGCCAGATCCGAGGTGGTTCCCTTGGCCTGCTCTCCCTTGTGGGGCTTGGGCATATGGTGCAGCCACACCCAGCAGCAGCCCGTCTCCTGTAGCACAGGATTGAGCTGGTTGCGGAGGAAGCTGCTCATAAAACTCTGCTCGGAGATGTCGTCGCCGGCGTAACTCAACAGCGGGTCCACGATGATCACATCTGCGCGATGCTTGGTTATGATTGATCGTGCCAGCTTGATAAACTCCGAGCCGGTCTTCACGGTCTCGTCAAAGAAACGAACATTCTCGTCGAGCGTGACTATATCTGCGCCGCCCAGCCTCATCCCGGCAATCACGCCCTTGAGCGCCTCTGCCATATCTCCGGTGTCGTTCTCTGCCTGCACCATTGCAACGCGCAAAGGTCTGATCGGTTTGATCCCAAAAAATGGTTTGCCGAGCGCGATGGTCAGACCTAGCTGCATCGCAAACGACGACTTTCCCACACCGGACTGTCCGACGATGGTCATCGATCCGCCGCGGCAGAGCCAGCGATTGCCCAGCACGTTGTTCGGATCGTTGTCGGTATTGTAGGCGATGAGGTCAGATGGCTTGGTTGGTTCCGCGAGTTCGTTTTGATCACGCCAGTCAATCCACTCCTGCCACGTTGGTTGGCCAATGTTAAGTGCGATCAGGGTCTGCTCGGCGCCGCCACGCATGATGCCTGGCAGGCGCGAGAATCTGGACGGGTTCTTATTCTTGGGATCTGGCGCAACGTCCGCTAAATAATCATAGACGGCGTCGCGTCGTTGCTCCCACTCGCCGGCGTCGGTGGCGTCAACGCGCACCCAAGCATGGACTGACTTGCCACCAGAGTCGATGACCGCTGAGACCGGAAGCTGACAGCGCGTAATGATGTCGATCTGCTCGGCCTTGGGTCTGGAATCAAATTCAATTAGGACGTGACGGTACGCGCTGACGTTCTTGTCCGAGCCGGTGAATAGGTCGGGCTTGGTGGGATTGATGCGTATCCATGCGCCTTGGTTCGTGTTCGTCCACATCTGGTCAGGGAAGAACGTGAGCCAGCGCGAGAGCGGCATGAACGTGCCGTTGCTGGCGGGGTTGTACTTGTCGTGCTCAAGGTCGTAGGTCGCGTCGTTTGTGATACAGATCCAGTCGTCCGGTGCGAAGATTGTGGTCAAGAACTTCTTGGTCGCGTCGAAGCCAGTTTCCTTGGCCGTCGAAATGGTTACATTCTGGAACCGATTGATGACGAACTTGCCGCTCGGTGACACGCAACTCTTGACGCTGGACGCCGGCGTAAAGTTGGACGCCATTAGATGGCTGCGGGGCTTATCGTGTGTGGTCTTCTCGGCCTGGTCAACCTTGTGAATGAGTTCGCGCTCAGACCAAGGTGGAGTGCAGCGCAGATTAAATTCTGTGAGCAGCGTGAGTGCGTCTGATCTAGGCAGAGAAAAACCGTGGACCAGTGCGGTTGCCACGGTGAAGGTTGCGTTATGTCCGCTAGAGCCAGAGATGGCCGGCGGACACGATGCCAGATAGAGTCTGGCGCGTTCGATTGTTGTCATGGAGTGAGCGGAGGGTTCAGTTCCGCGTGATATCTTCTTTAAGTTCTGGGTGGCCGTGTTCGATTAAGTCAACGATGGTTTGCGAGATAAACATTGCCTCGTCGATAGTAAGTGCGCGTCCGCATGAGTTTTCGTGTGAGAGCACAAGCGCGATGGCTGCGCGTCCGATGAGTTGATCTTTTTTGTCTTCTGGCTTTTGCATTTAAAGATGTGGTCGTGGTTGTTGCGGTACGCTTTTGAGAAGCAGTTGCGTGGTGAGTCTCCCTTTCCGTTCATGATAACTTGAGGAGTGCGCGGCGGACGAGGCAGTAGATTTTCAGCCCAAGGCTCGGCCAGAAAAGAATGTGGACATTGGGTCCGATGATGACCGGCTGCTCTGCCCAGCCAACGCGGACGCGGACAGGTTTGCCGTCGGTGCGCGTGACGTGGTCGATGGTCACCGTGCCAGTCTTGGCCGGCGTGGTCGTGGACCAGTTGCCGATGTCGATGTCGACGCGCTCCCAGTTACCGCCGCCGCGGGTGATGGTGCAGTCGCGCAGTGTTACGTTGTTTGATCCGCCCTTAATTGTGAACCCGTACTTCTTCCCGGCGCCCACCTTGCACCACTGGAAGTCAATGTACTTCGAGTAGCGCATGATGTCCACGCCGTCCTCGCGGTTGCCGCCGTCAGGATTAATCGTGCAGTCGCGCACCGTGATGTTGCTCGATCCGCTGACCTTAAAGATGTCGTCGTAGTCTGCTGGGTTTGGTGGCGAGACAACGAGGTCGGAATATTCTTTCAGAAATAAATCTGAGACGATGAAGTAATTATTGTCCGGTTTCATGTTTATATAATTTGTGTTTGCGGTTAACTATCTTGGAGACGAAAGCCTTTGAGCGGTGGTAGCGGATGCTGATCTGCTGGATGGTTAATTTTTTATCGTAGTACAGCTTGTAAATTGCGTCGTGCTCTTTCTGGTCTGGGTGGCTCCCCTGAACTTTTAGGTCGAGGTCGATCTCGTCCTTGTACTTGTTCATGAGGAACTCGAAGGTCCTCATGCAATTCGATTCCGGTGAGTCGCTCATTTCTTTTTGGGCCTCCCGCCCTTTGCGCCGTTAATGCGCGACTGACGGGCTTTCTTCTTGGTTTTGATCGCACCGAGCATGGCAGCCGGGTTGACGATCATAACTTCTGAGCAGTGGGGGCAGCGTAAGATCATGGATGAATTTTGTAGCCAAGTTTTTTGTAGGTTTTTATGCGAGATAGAAATTGAAAGTGTGCGAGCGATGCGCCGCGGTCCTTGAAGTCGTGGACGGTGCCGAAATCTTTGTCAGCGTGTGGCCTCATGACGCGACCGGTACGCTGCTCAATTTTTCCTGCTGACCTTCCACCTGATGCGAGTATGAGCACAGCAGCGCGTGGTACGTCAAGACCTTCGTCAGCTAGACTGGTGGCAATCATGCAGCGCAAGGTGCCGTCCCGGAATGCGTCGATGGTGGCCCTGCGCTTCTTCTTGGGTATCTTGGCGTGGACGAGCGTGGAATCGTGGATCGCAAGCTGGAGAAATTCTCCATGCTCTACGGTGGAGACCAAGACCAGCACAGACTGGCGGCAATCATTGGCCAACTTTGCTATCGTGTAGTTGCGCTTGTGATTGTTGCGGATCGCCTCAGCGGTGAACTGCCAACGGGCGCGGCTTTGGTGCGTGTCGATTGGTATCATTGGGTAACGCCTGCAACGACGCATCGTCTCGATCACGGTCTGGTCGTTGATTGAGTAATCGAACTGACCAGGCTCATCTAGGTCGTGGACGTAGACCTCGCCGGCAGTGATCGATCCACCGTCGAGAACCTCCTGACGCGGGATGGTGACAAAGTTATTCTCGCCAAAGAATTTCTTGAGTGTGGCATTGCGCTCTGGGTCGTCACCGAAGGGGGTGGCGGAGAAGCCCCAGATGACCGCGTTTGAGTCGGTGACAATCTGTAACCATGTGGCCGCCGGGAGGTGGTGGCACTCGTCAACGATGATAACGTGCGCAGATGAACAGTCGGGCTGGGCTGCCACGCAGTGCGCCTCGATCTTAACTCCAAACTTATCTGCCGCATCCAGAGCCTGCTGGACCTGCTCACGGGTATTGGCCAGCCAGACGATGCGAGCCTGATCGGTGAACGCTGCCGGCGAGTCTGACTGCATTCCGCTCTTGATAGCAGCCGCGGCGATGATGGTCTTGCCTGATCCCGCTGGAGCGATAACGAACGCTCTGGCGCGGCCTATGCAGAAATCTACTGCGCGGACTTGGTATGGTCTAAGATTCATTTACTACTTAGGGGGAGTAAATTTACTCAGTACGCTGAGTAGTTGAATCAGTTGGCTCGTTAATTATCTTGGTGAAGTCCGCATTCCTACCTAACTCCGCGTGCCAAGTTTTTTCTGGCATCACCCGATACTCCGCAATGTGAGATGGGTTTGGTCGCACAAAACTATCGTCGCGCCACAGAATACGATTGTTAGGCTGCGCTGCGATCTGACCAGAGCCGTCATCCAACAAAAGCATATGGTAACATTTATGCTCTGGAGGATACTGGGAATATCCATTGTCCGTATGATCCAACGTAAACCAATAACTCGCTGGAATCATCTCTCCGTCACGGTTTTTGTACTGGCAGCCCATCTCGCGCAGATATTCGTATTGCGTGACGCAAAAATCCCAGCCGTGACAGTCCCAACTCTGTAGCTGAGGCAGATCATGGATGCGATCCGTAGTCGGTTTCTCATGGCGCAACTTGTGTAGCGGTATCCTGGCCCACTGTGCGCCAGACTCGCACAGAATCGAGAAGTGCAAAGCGCGTGAAGGAATCGATGTGACGCCAAATATTACGCACCGCTCGTACCAGCGCGTGTCTTCGGTTACACCGCGCAAGATGCCTTGATCGACGAGACCGTAGGTGTGTTGTGGTATGGATTTATTCATGGCTGTTTATAGTTCAATTCAGCTTGATCTGCCGCATACCCCAGGCCATGCCCAAAGTCGCGCAATCTTTCGTCTTTTAATAATTCAGCCGCGGTCATGCTCCCGGCGTAGCGATAGCTCGGGAACTCTCCAATCATAAGGGCGAACAGATCCACATTTGGTTTCTTCCAGCGCACCGCCAGCAGCCGGCCAGATGCGTACCGCGTTGTCTTAACGTCAACCTCCTCACCACTGTGCAGCACGCAATCGGCGGCGGGGTGAACATTAATTTCAAGGTCGGGATAGACATTGTGAATCTTGCAGAATGCGATCTCTGCCGCGATGCCATTAAGATCGGTTAGTTCGCCAGACTGGCCGCCCATTTTGCGGTCCTGGGTGTTGCTGGCGCGATTAGCATCGCTGCGACCCTTAGCCAAAAACTTAGCGAGCCGTTGCTCCGCTTCGTTAAGTGTGATCGTCATTGGGTTTTAAAATTAGTGCGCGTTGAACAGTCGCGCCCCTGCATGGCCGACAATTAGAACGGTGCGACTGCTGACTTTTGGAAGCGACGAACGCGCAAGGTTTTTTTGGCTTCGCCGTCTTTCATGTAGGTTTCCTCCTCAAGTTTAATGTCGAGGGACTGACCCTTAAACTTAGCGAGGAAATCATTGAAGACCTCTCGCTTGCTGAAGTCCAGTTGCTCGCCATCTGCGATCTGAACATTAGGACAGGCCGACAGCAACTGATTCACGCGCCACCATGTGGTTTCACGGTTCAGAATATTGTCGGATGCCACGCTGCCGTCCGCGGCGCGGAAGACGAGCTTGACGATTGAGTCACCCTTTGGGGTGAGCGATGCTTCCACGGAAGAAATCTCCACGGAATAGGTGCCTGGCTTGTCGAAGGATTTCGACTCGGCTGATTTGCGATCTACGGTAAACATATGTTTTATGGGTTTGATTTTGTCGCCCAACGGGGCAACGAAATTGTTGTAATGTTCTGCGAGTAGGCAGGCCACGATTGGAACTGAGTGCATGACTTGAACATTTCAAGTAGCGTGATGCGGTCGGACTCCGCCAAGATTAAGTCAGCGGCGCCTAGCTCGTAAACTGCCACAGCATAGGGGGCTGCTTTTTCTACAGCAATCATTTTGAACGTCGCGTCCTTGATGCCAACCAGACCGGCCAGCGCGATGTAGTGCGCTGCTTGGATGTGGTAGCGATAGTTGGCGACCGATTTAGCGAAGCCCTCTGGACTCGCGTCCTCGGTGGTCTTAAGGTCC